CCTAGAGAAAAACCAAAAAAACGACCTCGAAGGCACACGAAATCGTTAAACAAAAACAAAAAAAGATCATATAAGAAATACAATAGGCAAGGAAGATGAAATACCCACTAGGTTTACCATATACAATGTTTACTGTTCCTATAAAAAGGATTATAAAACAAAAACAAGATATAAAAAAAAACTTCCAATCAAAGAAGTTTAAAAAAAATACAAAAGTGTTAGAATACGCTAAGAGGTTTATATAATATTATGGCAAAAAAAGGACTATACACAAATATCCACGCTAAGCGAAAGAGAATCAAAGCTGGTAGTGGTGAAAAAATGAGAAAAAAAGGTGCGAAAGGTGCACCTACTGCTAAACAGTTTAGACGAGCAGCCAAAACTGCTAAGAAAAGGTAATGGCATCACCTGCATGGCAGCGTAAAGAAGGCAAATCCAAAAGTGGGGGTTTGAATAGGAAAGGAATAGCATCATATAGAAAAGCTAATCCTGGATCTAAATTAAAAATGGCAGTTACTACAAAGCCATCTAAGTTAAAAAAAGGATCTAAAGCAGCAAAACGTAGAGCTAGTTTCTGTGCTAGAATGAAAGGCATGAAACGTAAACTTACTTCTGCTAAAACAGCTAGAGATCCAAATAGTAGAATAAATAAATCACTAAGAAAGTGGAATTGTTAAATGGATAAAAGTTTAGAAAAATTAGCTGATAAAATGATAAAACTAACTCCAGAGGAATCTGAGAAGTTAGCTCTTATTATTAAAGCAAAGCTGATGCCTGAAATAGCAAAACAACAGCAGCAAGGATTATTACAACAAGCCAATAATCCAATGATGGCAAGAATGGGGCAAAGACCTAATATGAATGTACCTATGCCTAATTCTAGAATGGCTGCACAACAAGGATTGTTAAGATGAAAACACCTAAAGTAAAAGAAAAATTAAGACGTAAAATTTTCGGCACTGGTAATAAAAGATTAAAAACAATGAGAAAGTTTTTAGGACCGAAAGCATTAGGTGTTGGAGTTTTAGCATATGCTGGTAGTGTTGTTTATAAAAAAAAAAAAGAAAAACAAAATAAAGGATAAATATTATGCCAATGGTAGGAAAGAAAAAATACCCATACACTAAAAAGGGTAAGATGGCTGCTAAGAAAGCTGCTAAGAAAAAAGGAATGAAAGTTAAAAGGAAATACTAATGAAAGCAAGAATGCCAAACAAAGGTATGCTTACAGCAAAGCAAAGAACATTGCCTAAAGCATTACAAGCTAAAATAATAAAAGCCAAAAAGAAAAAGAAAAAATAATGTCTATTAAAAAAAAAGAAACAGGAAAAAAACTTGTTAAGTATTCTCCTTATAAAGCTAAGATAAGTAAGTTTAGAGCTTCTATGAAGAACATGAAGTTATCTAAAGGTATATACAAAGGCGTTAAGTTTGCAGCTAAAACTGCAATAAGTCCTATATCATTAGGTATTACTGCTGGTTTTTTAGGAGCTAAAGGTTTACAAAAGCTTGGTGAAAGAAAAGGATTAACTTTTCCTAAAGAAAAGAATTTTAAAAAAAGTATCTACAGACAGCAGTATGATGGAAGAAGATAATATTAAATTTATGAAAACTAAAGGAGCTGCAGAAGATGCATCTCATGAGAATGAAGTATCTACACATGGTGGTAAAAGAGAAGGATCTGGTAGACCTTTAGGTTCTAAGAGTAAGAAGTTGTGGAAATCTATGGAAGAAATGGCAGTTAAATATCAACATTCTCCTTTAGATTATTTGTTATCTGTGTTAAACAATCCTGCAAGTTCACCTGAACGTAAAATGTACGCTGCAGAAAAAGCAGCACCTTTTATTCATCCAAGACTTGCAAGTACAACATCTAAAATAGGAACTGATGAACCAGTCGAAATCAAAGTCCAATGGCAAAAAGAAAGTTAAGGTTATAGAAGTACCTTACAAACCAAGAGAATATCAACAAGAAGTACATAATAATTTAAAAAGGTTTAGCGTTCTTGTTTGTCATCGTAGATTTGGTAAATCAGTTTTATCTATTAACGAATTAATTAAAACAGCAGCAGGTAAACCAAGAGGTCTATGTGCATTCATAGCACCTACTTATAGACAAGGTAAATCTATTGCTTGGGAATATTTAAAGTTTTATACAAAGCCTTTAATGCAATGGGGTGGAAGTAGAAACGAAACAGAATTAAGAATAGATCTATTTAATGGATCAAGAATACAAATCTTCGGAGCAGATAATCCAGATAGTATTCGTGGAATGGGATTTGATGCAGTTGTCCTGGACGAGTATGCAATCATGTCTCCAAGAGTTTGGACAGAAATCATTAGACCAGCTGTTGCTGATAAATTAGGATGGGTTTTATTTATCGGTACACCAATGGGGCATAATCAATTTTGGGAAGTATATGATTTTGCACAACGTGGTCATAAAGATTGGTATGGGAAACTTTACAGAGCTTCTGATACCAAAGTAATTCCAGAGGAGGAACTGGAGCAGGCACGTCAAATTATGACGCCTGAGCAGTTTGAACAAGAGTTTCAATGTTCTTTTACTGCAGCAGTGTCAGGAAGTTATTATGGTCGACTAATAACGAAAGCTGATCAAGATGGGAGAATCGGCAACGTGCCTGTAGACGAAAATGTAGGTGTAGAAACATGGTGGGATTTGGGTATAGGAGATTCAACTTCAATATGGTTTGCACAAAGAATAGGTAACGAAGTACATCTTATAGATTATTACGAAACTTCAGGAGAATCTTTAGCACACTATGCTGATGTACTAGAAGAAAAAGACTATGCATATTCTAATCATATAGCTCCACATGATATAATGGCACGTGAGCTTGGAACAGGTAAGTCTAGATTAGAAGTAGCAAATGAATTAGGAATTGATTTTGAAGTAGCACCAAAGCTAGAAGTAGATCATGGAATAGAATCTGTTCGTAATACATTAAAAGATTGTTGGTTTGATAGAGAAAAATGTAAAGTAGGATTAGATGCATTAAGACAATATCGAAAACAATGGGATGAAAAAAACCAGGTGTTTAAGAATAAACCACTCCATGACTGGTGCTCACACGCAGCTGATAGCTTTAGGTATGGATGTGTTTCAGAACCTTTAGATACATCTGAATGGGATAAACCAATTAACATAGATACAAAATACGTAGTATGAAAAAATCGAAACAAGAAATATTATCAATCGTTAGCAAAGAGATTCACAATGCATCTGGATATATAGGTGGTGAGCTTGTTGCTAGACGAAAAAAATCATTAGAATATTATTTAGGTATGCCTCTTGGCAATGAACAAGAAGGTAAATCACAAGTAATCTCTAATGATGTAATGGATACAGTAGAAAGCTTAATGCCACCTTTAATGAAGATATTTACTTCAGGAGATAATGTATTTAGCTGTGAAGGTGTAGGACCAGAAGATGAAGAAATGGCTAGACAATGTTCTGACTATATCAATCATATATTCTTGAAAGAGAATAATGGATTTACATCTTTATATTCTGCATTCAAAGACGCATTAATTCAAAAAAATGGTATTCTTAAAATCTATTGGGATAACTCAAATAAAACTGAAAGAGAAGAATATACCAAACTAACTGATGATGAGTTTAATAATTTAGTAAGTGATGAAGAAGTAAAAGTTCAAAATCATACTGAATACAAAGAACCTATTGTAGATGATCAAGGCGAACAGCTAGATGAAATAACATTCCATGATGTTGTTATACAAAGAACTAGAATGTATGGACAGGTTAGAATAGATCCTATTCCACCTGAAGAATTTCTTATTGAAAGAAGATGTAAATCTATAGATACAGCAAACTTTATAGCACATAGAACAAACAAAACTAAAACTGAATTAATCGAAATGGGTTATGACAGAGATCTTGTAGATAGTTTACCAACAGGAGATCCTGATTATTTTACAGAAGATAAGTTTGTTAGACATCAAAACATAGACTTTTCACATGGTGAAACAGATGGTGATAAATCTACACAAGATGTTTTATTACATGAATGCTATGTTAGAATGGATGTTAATGATGATGGTAAAGCAGAGTTATTAAAAATCTGTGTAGCTGGAGATGCTAAAAAAATATTAGATATAGAAGAAATAGATACTATGCCTTTTATATCAATGACACCTGTAATCATGCCTCATAGATTTCATGGTAGATCTATTGCAGAGCTAGTAGAAGATATACAATTAATTAAATC